CCTCATCCTCATCCTCATCCTCATCCTCATTCTCATCTTCATCTATAGATTCACTATTTTCTGATTCTTTTTCATGAATATCTTCACTCTCGTCGTTAGCTTCATTATTTTGTTCATAATTTTCATGAAATTCTTCATTATTATTCATAATTAAATGAATATTTGAATGTAAATTATTTGACATATCACTTAAATTATAATCTATATTAAAATTTTGATTACTTGATATATCTTCATTGTTTTCAACACCATTATCATCTTCATTATTATCATTATTATTATTTTCATTACTATTAATATTAGAATTCATTAACATATTTAAATTAGTAGATACAAAAATACTTTTCAATTCTTCATTAACAATAAATTCCATATTACTTGTAATTTTATCAACTATTTTTTCAATTGAAAAATTAGATGTTTCAATATTATTTGGTATAAATTTAATAGTATTATTATTTAAAAGTTCTAAAATTAATTTTAACTTATATTGTAAAAAAATCTTATATTGTTTATTATGTAAAAAATAATTCATTAAATAAAAATCTACTAATATTTTTTTATAATCATCAAGTAAATTTATATTGATTGCATTTATTCTTTCTTTATACTTTACACATATTAATTTCAATATAGAATTTCTAAAATATTTAAGTATGAAATCACACAATACATCAATCGCTTCTATTAATATTTTTTTCTTATTAACATTATTTAAATTTTTAATGAAACTTTTTACAGTATACTTATATACCAATAATTCATTCTCTAAAAAAAACTGTTTTATATTAAAATTACACAAATAAAAAATTTTGTATACAATTGGTATATTAATATAATTAAACATACAAAAATGATAAAAGTTCAATAATACAGTATGATTAAATATTACATTTGTATATGGATTTTTAATATCTAATGGTTTAATTAAAATATATTCCAGACATATAAATTCGTCTATTTCACTTAATGGTTCTTGATAATTAAACAAAGAAGTATTTACAATTTGTATGAATTCATTATATGTAAAAGTATAAACAATCCTATCAATTCTAACTTTAAAAAGTCTTGGATTTTTTAAATCTAATGTATTTCCCAATAAATCTTCAACATTATATTTTATACTCTTTTTAAAAAGTATTTTATTTATAAATTTTAAAAATGCCAAATACGCTTTTTGAGCCTTTATAAAACATTTATTTAATACAATATCAGATTGTGTTTTTAAAAAAAAATCATATTTTTGTTTTTTCGTTTCCAATTTTTGTATTATTTCTTTATTTTCTAAATATTTTGGATTATTCTTACCCATATGTTTAAGCATACAATTACTTAAAATAAATATAAATGGATTAAGGTTATTAGAATTCATTTATTATTATATATAAGAATTCTAAAATATTTTTAAATCATATAGTTTAAAAATCTAAAATATAATTATCACTATTACCAATATTTATTTTCTGTAAATTATCAACCCCTGATTGTATTTCAATATTTGCAATATTACAATAAGTATCATCTTTTTGTTTTAATTCTTCTTCAATTGTTACTTCTTCATCATTTTCATTTTTCTTATCAGATAATGTCTTACTAATTAATTCAATATCCGTTAAAACTTTAAATGCACTAGTACCATAATAGCCTTGTTGGCCACACATAATGTTTGCAGATACACCTTTCATTGTATCTAATTCTCCATGACGAGCAGCCTTTAAGAACATTTCAGGAGTCTCCTCAAAAGATGCTTTTGCAATAGGTCCAATATCATCATTATTAATACCATGTCTAAATATTGATACCATTTTATCATTACATGTCATTCTATCTACTAATATACTTAAATGATGATAATTAATATATGTGCTATCAAATTCTATAACATCAGAGAATTCATCAAAAATAGCCTGTCTTGCCGCCTCAATACCTAAAACATTATATATCTCTATAATATCATTTGTTACTGTTTTTTCTGAATCTACAAAATCAAGACTTAATAAATCTAGTAAATTCGAACCAACTGTATCCAAAACCCATATCTCTTTTTTAATATATTTTGTATCAAATTCTTCAAAATTATCTGTTATTTTTCGAAGTAAAACTTTCTTAATATTTTTAATACCACGAATAATTAAATTATTCATAATATCATCTAATAAATTTTTTAATATATAAATTTCATCTGATTGATCTAATGTATCCATATTTTGTTTTCCTTTCTTCTTTTTATTTTGAGAATTTTTATTTAATTTGATTCTAAAAATTAAATCATCAGAATTATAATCAGAATATGCACAAGATAAATTACTGTATGCATTTGCAATCGCAAAATTAATATCTTCCATTGTTATATTTTTATCTAACATAGTATTTCTATTTAGTGTCAATCGTATCACCCACTTTGATTGATCTTTATTACCATTATCAGTAACGCTACCACAATCATCTAATAATGACTCAAATAAATTATAATTATTAATAAAATCGATATCACTACCCATTAATGTCTTATTGTCATTCGGATCAAAACATAATTCAGCCACATTTATTAATTCTTTTAAAATTGTAAATTCTAATTCATTAATATATTCTTTTACTTCATTTTGATCATATTTTTTCATTTCGTTGACATACACCGTACATGACGGATTTTTTGGATTTTCTGATAGAGATAAAATCTCTTCAATACGAGGTACACCTCGAGTTACATTTGATTTTGATGCTACACCCGCAAAGTGGAAAGTATTTAATGTTAACTGTGTTGTTGGTTCACCAATACTTTGAGCCGCAATCATTCCAACCATTTCTCCTGGAGAAATAATAGCCCGTTTATAATATGAATTAATTTTAATTAATAATAATTCTATTGATTTTTTAGTGAATTTCTTATTCATTAATAAATCTTTTGGTGTTAAATAATAATAATACAATACTTTAAATAAATTATTTGGTTTGCAAAAATATATTTTATTCAGATTTTCAATATTTTCTTCTATTAATTCAAATACTTCCAGTGGAGTTATATCAATGATCGTATTTTCATTCTGATTCTCTTTAATATTTTTTATAATATTTACAAATGAAACTGGTAAATTTACCGATGATTTGAAATTATTTTTTAATATATTTTTAACAATTGAATCTCTTGATTCAAGTAAATAATCAATATATTCTTTTGACTTTTTTAATAAATCTGCTTTTTGTCTTTTAAATCTTCCATATGCCTGTTTTGTATATAATGTTGAATAGATAGAATCTTTTGTACTATCATTTGGCATTTGATATCTACTATAAATTTCTTCTACAGACATTGTTAAAAATGGCATAGACTGATTCTCTACTTTTAAAGGATCAAAATTATCATCTCCATATGCATATTGAATCACCTTATTTTTATTATTTCTTACAGTCATATCATAATTAATTATTAAATCCTCTAGACCTTTAATAATACGTCGCTGAATATAACCAGTTTGAGAAGTTTTAACAGCAGTATCAATTAGACCTACACGTCCACCCATTGCATGAAAGAATAATTCATCGGGCTTTAATCCACTAATAAATGAACTTTCTACAAAACCGCGAGCATCCGGCGAATCATCGAATTTTGCAAAATGAGGCAACGTGCGATCTTCAAATCCATAAGGAATTCTTTTTCCATCCACATTTTGTTGCCCTAAACAAGAAATCATTTGTGAAATATTCAGATCACTTCCTTTTGATCCTGCATTTACCATAGTAACAAATCTATTATTTTTATTTAGATTCTTTCTACCAATCTTACCAGCCTCAAATGAAGCCTTATTTAAAATATTATTTACTTGCGATTCAAATTCTTCAATATTCGATTTTCCTGTATTATTTTCAAATATTCCTAAATGTAATTCATCTATTAATGTTTTTACATCCTTCTTTTTATTATTAATTACTTCTACAATTTTATTATTTGTATCGCTATTTGAAATTAAATCACTAACACCAACACTATAACCATGTTGTTTCATATATTCAGTAATAATATTTTGAAAATCATCTATAAATTTTGCACAAGTTGTTTCATTATAATCATTAAATATTCTATGAATAATACCTCTCGTAGTATCTCCTAAAATATTTTTATCTATTACTCCTCTAATATATTTTCCATTCTTTATTTCTACTACATTATTTGATGTTTTATAATCTTCACTATCGTCATATTTTTTTGTCTTATACTCAATACTTAAATTTGGTAATATCTGAGTTAATATATCAAAATTTGTTACACTCACATCATTAAAATTTATTTTATCCAAATTAATATTATTAGCATGTGCAAGCAAATTCATACTATCTAATGGTGTAAATTTAAGATTATCTTTTGAAAATAAATATGCACTCAATAGCGAATCTTGAAAAATACCAATAATCGATTTATTATTCGCCGGGCTAATTATATTATTTTGTACACTAGCTAAAATTTTTAACTCTATGTCCGATTCTTCATCTTGTGGCATATGTAAATTCATCTCATCACCATCAAAATCTGCATTATAGGGCTTTGTATCTGCTACATTCATTCTAAATGTATCTCCTTTCATCATTACAACAGCACGATGACACATCATCGACATTTTATGTAATGTTGGTTGACGATTAAATAATACATTATCACCATTTATAATATGACGATGTACAATATCACCTTCTTGCAAATTTATAGATTCTCTATCTACATATCTTAAACTAATGCAATCGCCATTCTTTTTTTCATAAATTTTTGCACCCGGATAATTATCCGGTCCATTTAAAATTAATTGTTTTAAATAATCTCTATTTTTATTATTTACATAAATTGGTTTTGTTAAATTTTTTGCTATCTTCAAAGGAACACCTAACTCATTTATAGATAAATTCGGATCAGGTGTAATTACTGAACGCGCACTAAAATCTACTCTCTTACCCATTAAATTTCCTCTTACACGACCACCCTTACCATTTAATCTTTCTTTAATCGCCTTTAATGGTCTTCCCGAACGTTGAGCAACTGCTGCAACACCCGGAATTTTATTGTCAATTAATGTTGATACATAATATTGTATCACGGTTGTCCAATCATCAATTATATTTGATGATGCATTCTGTTGAATTTTTTCTTGTAAACTTTTATTTGCTTTAATAATATTAACAATAATATGTGTTAAATCATCTTCACTTCTTTGTTGTGCATCATGTTTTACAGATGGCCTAATTGCCGGAGGAGGAATAGCAAGTACCTGACATACCATCCATTCCGGTCTTGAAAATTGAGAACTAAATCCCATGAAATTAACATCTTCATCTGACATTTTACTTAAAATTTTTATTACTAATTCAGGATTTAATTTCATTGATAATTTTGATTCGTCTTTTGAATTTGTTGCGCCACCCGTTTTTGTTTCATCCTCTTTTTCATTCCATTCCGCAATTAACGTAGCAAGACCTTCTTTCTTTAATTTAGGCTGTAAACAACCACAACCACAACTAGAATCTTCACCGCAACGTTTCTTTTTGCTTGCAATAGCAAAAACTTTTTGCCACCTTTCATCATTCTTATATTGTAATAGGTAACTATATTTTTCTTTATCTATTAATATTTTACTGCACTTTATACATGTACATCGCAATACTTTAATTAATGTTGATAAATATTGAATGTAAAATACTGGTCTTGCTAATTGAATATGTCCAAAATAACCAGGACTTTGAATATAATCTAAACCATCAGTCGGACAAATGAATCCAGGATCTAATACTCCCATTCGAGGATCAAATAAACCACCTAAAACAGGTTTATTATTAATATATGTATCTCTATTAGAAATTTCTGCCACCGAACTCTTTAAAATTTCATGTGGACTTAATAAACTAAATTGAATACCGATAATTTTAGATATTGTTTTTTCTTCCTTTTCTTTACCATTCATTATCTTTTATATTAAATAAATAATATTTAGATTATTTTAAATCAATTTAAAATAATTTACAACTTTTTTATAAAATTGATTTAATATTATTTTGATTATATATATATTATATGTCATCCCCTAATATTTATAATAAACACACTACTAGATTATCAACTGGAGCATTAAAACGAAAAAATGTAAATGATAAAGACGACAGTGATGATTCTGACAAATCAGATGATTCTGATTCTGAAGAATCAATTGAAAGTGACGACTATAACATGTCTAAATTAGAATATTATAAATTTTTAAATAAGCTATATCCATCTAAACATTCAAAAGAAAAGTTAAATGCTCAAAAACAAATGGACAAATTTAAATTTAATTTTGCAAATGATAACCAAGCATTAAATGATGGTGAGGAAAAATTATATCAATTATCTAAAAAATATTATAAAAAAAAAAATATTAAACATAAAAATAAAAAAAATAAATCCGAACAAGATAAAGATGAGAATGAAAATCAAGATAAACATGATGATGGTGACAACAGTAATGATAGTAACGATAGTGATGATAGTGATGATAGTGATGATAGTGACGATAGCACCAATGAAACTGATTCCGATAAAACCCAGTTTTTAAATGGATTAAATAATTTACTTAAAGGAGAGGATACCAAAAAAAATATTAATATTATTGTTAATTTAAAAGATGGAGAAAATAATATATATAATTATGAAAATGCTGCTGATAATGACCAAGAAATGATATTAAGATTAGATGAAAAAGTATTAGATAGTGATATAGATAGCGATACAGATGAAAAAAGTGATGAAGATGAAAAAAGTGAAAAAAATGAAATTATTGAAGAATCAGAATCTAATTCACTAAAATCAGATAAAAAAACCGCAAACAAAAATTATAAACGATTTGTTAAAATTATGGAAAACGAACATAATGATGAATCAAAATATTTTAAACATAATATGTCTATTAAAGAACAAAGTGATACAATTAAAAAATTAAAAAATATTAAACGTCTAACAAGTGTTGATAAACCATATCTAATTCATTTATTAGAATTAGATATACCAGATATATATAAAGCATGTGCTCTAAAAAAATTAAATACATTAAGAAGTATGGCAAATGAACCCGGCGGTAATAGTGAATATTATAAAATAAAATCATGGGTAGATGCATTTATAAAAATACCATTTAATAAATATAACAACCTACCTATTACATTTTCAGATGGAATAGATAAATGTAATCAATTTATGGAAAATGCAAAACAAATTTTAGATTCTGTTACATATGGTTTAGAAGATGCTAAAATACAAATTATGCAAATGATTGGATTATGGCTTGTAAATCCAAATGCAATTGGTACTGCTATAGCAATTAAAGGACCACCCGGTACAGGAAAAACAACATTAATTAAAGATGGTATTAGTAAAATTTTAAATCGCCCATTTGCTTTAATCGCATTGGGTGGATGTGGTGACAGTGGATTTTTAGATGGACATGATTATACATATGAAGGAAGTAAATATGGAAAAATTATTGATATTTTAATACAAGCTGGTTGCATGAATCCTGTTATTTTATTTGATGAATTAGATAAAATAAGCGCATCTCCAAAAGGTGCAGAAATAACTGGTGTTTTAACACATTTAACTGATACCACACAAAATTCTAATTTCAGTGATAAATATTTATCTGAAATATCATTAGATATGTCACGTGCATTATATATATTTAGTTATAATGATGAAGAATCGGTTAATCCAATCTTAAAGGATAGAATGTATAAAATTGAAACAAAAGGTTACAAAGTAAATGATAAAAAAATTATAGCAAAAAAATATTTGCTTCCAAAAATTCGCGAACAATCTAAATTTAATGAAAGTGATATTGTAATAAATGACGAAGTTCTAGAATATATTATTAATAAGTTCACATTTAATGAAGCTGGAGTTCGTAATTTAAAAAGGTCATTAGAAATCATTTATACAAAATTGAATCTTTATAGATTACTTAAACCAGAAACTGATTTATTTAATAATGAAAATATGATAAATAAAATCAAAATTAATTTTCCAATTAATGTTGATCGTGAAATTATTGATAAATTATTAATAAAACCCAGTGAAGCCGATAAAATTCCATTTGGGATGTATAATTGAATCTTATAAATATATATTCATTTTTTTATTAGTTATCTTCAAATAACCATGAATAATAATAACGAGTATCTTTACTATATTTTAAATTATCAAATTTAAATAATACACCTGATTCATAAGCTAATGCTTTTAATTCATTTTTAAAATTTATTATTTTTGTATCATCATATGTATCATCCATAAAAAAATATGGATTTTGTATTACTATATATGATCTCAGCTCTTTCTTTGATGGAATTATTTTAAATGCACCAATATAATATGGACCCTTTTTTAAATTTACATCTTTTGGATAATAACCAATATACAGATAATCTCTTGTTTTATTTACATGTGCAAAGTCACGTATCCTATACATATCATGAAACATAAATGTTGGAAAAAACTCTGGAACATGTACCATTTCATAAATCCAAGTTTTTGCCCATTCAATAACTATAAATGGATCTATTAACTCTAGATCATTGGATGTTGTTTTAATTTCTTTATTTACATCCGTTTTTACTTCATCCGTTTTTCTGTTTTCTAAAAATTCGTTAAATGATGGAAAATCATCATCGTTTGCAGTTATTTCTACATTTTCTTTATATCACTTAATACATTATTTATATCAGTTTCTAAATCAACAATCCACATTTCATTTTCTTCATCATATTCTACATTTTTTACATTTGGTAATGTTTTATTAAAAAAATCATCACTAATATCATAATCTTCTTCTTCAAATTTTAATATATGATGCATATTTATACTTTTTTTTGATAATAGTGTATGTATATTATTTAAATTAATTATAAAACTTAATGTTACTATTAATAAATTATATACCATATAATTTATTAGTCTTAAAATATATTTATATTATTTAAATAATAAAACACTTTTAACTTATCTATTCAGTATTTGCTCTTAACGACTCATCATTACCTACCGGAGATTCTTCTACTTCATCTGGTATTGTTTTTTCAGCAAACTCTTTTATATTAGCATAAACTACCAATACAAAAATCATAAATGCCAATGTAATAGTAAATACAGCAAACTGTATTGCTGCTCCGACACAACTTGGACAAGCCCCGGGAGATAATAGTGGAATTGGACACATCACATGACATATTACATATAATATTATTAATATAATTAATGCAATTATCATTCCAACAATAGCGGGGATACATACTACTAAAAGAAATCCTAGTGCGAAAATAAAGAAAATATAAAGTAATGTTTTAACTAAAAATTGAAAAGTGTAATATAATATTGTGAAAAAACTTAATAAATTACTTACTCCTACTTTTAAATCTCTAAACATATCTATTAAAGAATCTATTATTGCTCTGAAATAATTTAAAAAATATAAAAATATTGCTTTAATTATTGAAAAAATCCATTTCATAATAGTTATAATTTTAAAAAATAATACTGCAATGAAAGAAAATAATCCCGCAATTGAAGATAGACCGGTTTTAATTGGATCAAATACTTGGTCAGCAAAAGAATGTAGTGAATCATTTATACAATTATTAAAATTGTTCATATTAAAATTCTCATCTTCATCCTCTGTTATATATTTACCAAATGGCATATATGCTGGATTACACTTATTATCACTCCAATTTTTTTTTTGAGATTTTGCTAATCCTTTACTTATATGATTTAAAACAAATATTAATATCAGAAAAAATATTACAATAGTAAACCATATATCAAAATCATATTCTCTATAAAAAGTTTTTTTACTCTCATATTCTAAAATATTATTTATTAAGTTGTTACTCATTATATTATAATTATAAAATTAATAAAATTATTAATTTTATTTATTTTATTTATTTTATTATATTTAAACATCATATTCATCTTAATATTTACATTCCTGACACAAGCTTCCACATTGTACCTGGTAGTTCTTTACCACCTGCCTGTGCTGACTCTACTAAAGAAGCAAATGCATAATTGACACTTGATATAAGTGAAAATGCTCTCGTTAATCCATTATTGAAATCATCAATTGTTGAACCAAAGCCACTGCCCAGATTTGTCAGTCTGTTTCCTAAATCACTAAATACATCAAGACTTAACATTTGATTTAAATTAGCTATTCCTTTTAATCCATCGAACATATCTGCAAATTCAGCACCAAAGCCAGAAAGTTCATTTAATGATCTAAATACTGGACTTAAAAAGCCTGACATAAAATCAATTTGTAAATTTTTTAAACAAGCTTTACTGTTTTCTACTGGATCTTTTCCAAAAATACCAGCAAATGGCATTATCATAGGATTACATTTATAAGAATCCCAATTTTTTTTAACATGACTAATGCCAATACTTAAAGTTAATAATATATGTATTAAACTAAAAATTATAATAACTAAAACCATTTGAAAATATTTACTCATTATCTTAATTATTATATAAAAATATTTATTTATAAAATAATTATTTTATAAAGAATCATTAATTTTTTAGTTTTTTAGTTTTTTAGTTTTTTTAGTTTTTTAGTTTTTTAGTTTTTTAGTTTTTTAGTTTTGTTACACTCTCATTTCTTGACTCTAAATCATTTCTCTGTGTACATAATCTACTTACCATTTTATTTTGTCCGGGAACCATCTCTTCATGATCATACATACTACAATCACGTCCAGTGAAAAATTCCATTTGTAAATTATTCATTTTTGCTTCCTCATTATTCTGATCTATTGCTTTTTTTTTTAATTTATTTTCAATTTTCGATGTATAAGCTAATGCATTATCATTTAAATCATTTCTAGCACTTTCACTAATTGATAATGTTTTGGCCTGTTCTCCACGCATACCTTCTTTATTATTTATATCTAAATTTTTAGTATTGCATATTAAAGTTATTATTAATAAAATTAAAAGAAATATGATTATTATATTAAAATAATTATTTTTTTTCATCTTCATCTTCATTATTTATTATATATAAATATATAAGTTTATACTTAAAAAAATAAATCAAATTATATTATAGTATAATGAGTAATAATATATTATCTGATGAACAACAAAAAAATTTAAATAACATTATTGAACAAAATAATGTTGAGGACAATACTAATAATATTAGAATTAAAAAACATAGTGATTTTATTAGAAATGATATAAAAGAATACATGCAATTAAAAAAAAAATACGAGAGATTAAGTCAAACAAATCCTAAACAATTTGATATGTTATGTAATAAACATTGCAGTTTCTTATTTAACAATTATACCAATATTTATAATAAATTAATAAAAAATACTTTAAATTTAGATATTATGGATAAATTTTTAGTTACATTAAAAAAAATAGAGAATAATGAGATTAATCAACATGAAGGTTCATATATTATTGGTGAATATTTAAAACAAATATATATTGATAGTGCTTTAAAAGAAGATAAACAAAAAAATAAATATTCTAAAAAAATACAAAAAAAACCAGAACACATTGCCGAAAAAAAATTATCATAAAATGAATTTAAACAAATGAATATAGAATAATATAAAAAAATATATAATAAATAATAAATAATAAATAATATTAAAAATATATTTTTATTATTACTAAATGTTTATGCTAGTAATAATATATATTAATTTTATAGCAACGTTATTTTTACCAAAACAAATTAAAACTACTTCTGGAAAACAATTAATATTAAAAGGAAATGGTCCGCCTGTATTATTTTCACCCGGACTATTTGGAACAATGCCCGATTTTTTTTATAATAATTTAATTAATGAATTAAAAAAAAACAATACAATAATTACAATTAACGATTTTACTCCTATTTTAGAAAATACAGTAAAAGAAATTTGTGATACTATAAAAGTTGACAAAATAGGATATATAGGTCATTCTTCTTTTAATCCTAATGTAATTAATAATAATAAATATATTAACTCTGCGTTATTAATAGACCCTATTAATATTCCATTTATTAATTTTAATAGTTTTAGTGATAACAAAATTAAAACTGATTATCCAATTATTATTATAAAAGCTAAAAAATTATATTATGGTGAAAAAACTTTACCAGAATGGCAAAATCCTAATTTTGAAAAAATTAATAAAGAAATATATTGTGATGGTGTTGGTCATCCCGATATATTAGATGATTTCTGGGCTGATATAGCTAAATATATTGGTTTATGGGAAATGGCAGAAAGTAAACAAATGAATTATAAAAACTGGAAATTTAATATAAAACCAGAGATATCTCATATAAGGAAAAAATATATAAAATTTGTAGCACAACAATATATAAATTAATATTATTTTACATATACACTTTCACATATTGTTTTTATTATTTTATTATTATCTATTTCTTTTGAATCTTTACTAATATTAGATAAAGATTGAACAAAATAGTCTTTCTTTTTATCGTTTTCTCCAAAATCTGGGTTTTGTTGTTTCCAATTTTGCAATGCACTATAATTTTTATTTGAAACTTTTTTAATTACTTCTTTTATATTATCTTTATTATCGTCCATTTGCCATTTATTATCTTCTTTTATAAATAAAGTTTCATGTTTAAGATCACTACAATGTAATGGTCTTTCATATAAACTTAATTTACTCATATTTTCAACAATTGCACTACTTAATCCATCTACTAAACCATGTTTTTTTGTATAATCTAATTGATCTAAACTAATTTCAATTGATTTTATAAAATCGCTCATATTTAAAGCATTACTACAATTTTCATTTAAAAATACTTGAAAATTAAAATTTTGATTTACTGTATTATTTGTATTATTAATAGTAGTATTACCAACTTTTGGAAGTAAATCTGTAACTTGTTTTCTTAATTCTTGATTTTCTTTCATCATTGTTACAAACATTGATTTATAATCTAGATTATTGTCTATTATTTTATTTTCTATTTCTAAATTATTATAATTACATTTTTTTTTATGTACACTTAAGCTTTGACGGTGTTTATATTTTTTACCGCATTCACATGCAAATTCATTTTTTAGGACTTTTGGGATTTCTTTGTCAACATTTGTCAACATTATATGTTTATCAGTTAGCAAATGTTTATTAAAATCTTTTTTATATGACGTACTATAGTCACATTTTTCACAAATAAATTTATCTGGGATTTTTTCGGGATTTTTTGTCAACATTTGTCAATATATAAATGTTGACATAAAAAGTCCTAAAATCAATTTTTTATAAAATTTGAGATTTTTAAAAAAATGAGATTTTTCAAAATTTTAAAAATCAATACATAAAAGGGATCAATATTTTTTTTTGTAAAATTTCAAAAAAAAAAAAACACAAAAAATAATTTGTAAAAAAATTTCGGAATTTTCAAGATTTTTTAGTAAAATTTAATTTTTCAAATTTTTTTTTTAAAATTTTTCATTTTTTTATAAAAAAAAAATTGTTAGCATAAATGATAAGAAAATAAAAAATGGACTAAACCCCCCATAATTTAAATATATAAAAAATGAACTTAAAGAAATTAAAATATAGTCTATCTAATTTTTATTTATTATATTGATAAATATATCCTTTTTGCAATTTGTTTGTTTCATTATTAATAATAGTCATTGTAGACATAATAAATATTAATAATCCAATAAAATATAAACAAGAAATGAATGCCGAATAATCATTCACAGGAACAATTGTTAATAACAATTTAGCTTCATTATCTTCACTATTACATGAAAATTCATAATAAAAATCAGCCAGTTTAATTTTATGATAATTGGATCTCTCATATAAAGAGTCCGGTTTAATTGTAAATACCGGTTTTAAATTTATACCTTTTTCCTTTGTTACTACATATTCGTCGTACATTCCATAATAATTGCAATATTCAACATTTTTTCCATAATCCATACAATCTAGATCCCTTTTTTTAAATCTAATAATTTCAAATTCACAATCATTTCTAATAACATTTTCTCTCATTTCTATTGGATATGACGATAATATATTCAAATAAATAAATAACATAATTTATTTACTTATAAATTATTTTATATATTTAAAAATTAATTTTTAATCAATTTTTTTATCTTGGTCTTTACAATAAATGGTTTACTTGAATGGCTTTCTGATAATTCATGTGATTTATTTATATGTTCTATTTTTTTCAATTTAGTTTTATATTCAATTGATTTTATTGTTCTATCAGAAAGTATTTTATTGTAAAAAGTATTTTTATTTATTAATGTTGAATAGAAAAAAAGTTTCTTTATTTTACATGATATAGAATACATATATAAATATATATAATTATATTTTTATATATTAATATTTTGCAATATTAAAATAAAATATGTTTAAATAATTTGAATAAATCATTTTTACATTTTTTAATTTGTATTTTTTCTTTATCACTATTATTAAATAATAATTCTCTTAATGCTATTCCATTTTGTAAAGGATCAATAAACATACGAGCCCACCATTCAATATCATCATTAATTGATAAAATATTACTTATTTTTTTTAATATAAAAATGTTTTTTTTATCAATCGGATCAATATAATAGTCACTAAGGGTTAATTTATTTTTACTTTCTAATATATTTTTTTCAATCACACCTAAAACATGTAAATTCAAATTATTATTTATTGTTAAATTAATAATAGCGGTTTTTTGTGATATTTTAGTATAATATATTTTTTGTAAATGATTATATAGTCGTAATGAATAAATATATTCAATTATTTCTAATGGTAATTTATCAAAGAAATAATTTACCATTACTATATAAAAAATATTAAATTTAATAATCTTTTTCAATTTTATTTTTCTATTTATTTTTAAATTTTTAATATTAAAATTGAATATATAATAAAAATTAAATAATAATATTATTATATGGGTTATATTTTATTAATAGTAGAATCTCCTGCTAAATGTCAAAAAATAGAAAATTTTTTAGGGCCCGGTTATAAAGTTATGGGTAGTTTTGGACATATTACTCATTTATCTAACTTAAAACAAATAGAATTTGAAAATAACTATAAACCTAATTTTGAAATAGTTGAATCTAAACAGGCACAAATAAATAAAATTAAAAAAGCCATTTATGGTGCAGATGAAATAATATTAGCAACAGACGATGATAGAGAAGGAGAAGCAATTGCCTGGCACATATTACAGACTTTTAAATTAGATTTAAAAAAAACAAAACGCATAATTTTTAATGAAATTACTGAAAAAGCAATAAAGAATTCATTGCTTAATCCTACAACTGTTAATATGGATTTAGTATATGCACAACAAGGAAGACAAATATTAGATTTATTAGTTGGTTTTAAAATTAGTCCATTATTATGGAGTCATATTAATTCGAATGTTAAAAATAGTTTAAGTGCAGGTAGATGTCAAACACCCGCATTAAGATTGGTTTATGATAATTATTGTGAAGTAAATAAATCACCAGGAAAACTTAGTTTTAATACAACTGGTATATTTACATCAAAAAATATCTCTTTCACTTTGAATTATAATCACGATTCACACGATAAGTTATTAGAATTTTTAGAAGATTCAAAAGAATTTAAACATGTTTTAACACTTGATAAAGAAAAAAATGTTACAAAGAGTCCACCAATACCATATACAACATCATCTTTACAACAAGCATCAAATAATAATATGCATATAAGTCCAAAAGAAACGATGGCTTTGGCACAAAAATTATATGAAGGTGGTTATATTACGTATATGAGAACTGATAGTAAAGTATATAGTGAAGAATTTGTTAATAAAGTAAAAGATTATATATTAAAAAATTACAATGATGAATTTATTAATAAAAACATTGATAATTTAATACAAAAATCTTCAAATGAAAAAAATCAAGAAAAAATAAAGGAAACTAAAAATAAGAAATCGACTAAAAAAGAAAAAGAAAAAGATAATTTGGCTCAAGAAGCACACGAAGCAATCAGACCAACAAATATATCAATAACATGTATACCTGACGATGAAGATGTTTATACTTCAAAACATAGACGATTATATAAATTAATTTGGAAAAATACATTAGAAAGCTTAATGAGTGATGCAATATTTAAACAATTAACGGTAAAAATATCAGCACCAAATGATTTATATTATAAATATGTTGCGGAAGATAATATTTTTCCGGGATGGAAAATTGTAGAAGGTATAGAAAATGATAAATTTTATGTTTATTTAAAAAATATTGTAAATAATTTGATTATAGATTATAAAAAAATATTAAGTAAACAAACTTTAAAAGATTTAAAATCGCATTATACTGAAGCTAAATTAGTACAATTATTAGAACAACGTGGTATAGGAAGACCATCAACATTTTCTTCATTGATTGATAAAATACAAGAAAGAAATTATGTAAAAAAGGATAATATAATGGGAAAAAAATTAGAAATAATAGATTATAAATTAGAAGATAATAATATTGAAAAAGTTAAGGGAGAAAAAGAATTTGGAAATGAAAAAAATAAATTAATTATAACTCAAACAGGTATTTTTGTTATAGAATTTTTAATTAAATATTTTAATGAACTTTTTGATTATGATTATACTAAAAATATGGAAAATGAATTAGATGCAATTGCACATGGAGAAAAAAAGTATTATGATTTATGTGATAAATGTAATATATTAATAGATACTTTAATTACATCAAATTCATTAAATAATAATAAATCTAATAATGAAAATAAAGTAAATATTAAAATAGATGATAAACATAGTTATATTATTGGAAAAAATGGACCAGTTATTAAATATGAAAAACCGGATGGTTCTTTAGGTTTTTATAGTGTTAAACCAGATATTGATATTAATAAATTAAAAAATATGGAATATAAATTAGAAGAAATTATACAGAGTAAAGAAGATAATAATAAATTACTTGGAACATATAAAAATCAAGAAATTTATTTAAAAGTAGGTAAATATGGTTATTATTTGGAATTTGGTAATATAAAAAAATCATTAAAAAGTGTTAAAATAAATATTCCATTTAAACATATTACATTAGAAGATGCTATAAATATATTACAAAATGAAGATGAAAATACAAATGGTTTAGTAAGAAAAATATCTGATAATATAAGTATTAGAAAAGGAAAATATGGAGATTATATATTTTATAAAACTGAAAAAATGAAAACTCCAAAATTTTATAAATTAAATGGGTTTGAGAGTGATTATAAAACATGTTCATTATCATGTATTAAATTATGGTTAAAAGATAAATATGCTATATAATAAATATAATAAATATAATAAATATAATAAATATAATAAA